ACACAGCGCCATTGGCCACCGGCCGCCGCAAGAACGGGAGAACGCATTCCATGCGAGCATGATCGCCCTTGAAAAAGCCGCATAAGTTTTGAACAAAGAACTCTCCGGTAAACCCGGGGCGGTTCAATCCGCTTCCAGCGGAACGCGCGCGCCAGTGCTTTGACCAAGGTATTGTCTATCTTGCTTGTGCTGGATGCGCCATTAGGCAGCTGCATCTCCTTGCGGCCGCCGCGTTTAACGAGGCGGAACAAGACGTGCACTGTCACCGTTTCCGGCACTGCCTTCGCGCGGGTCATGCCGCCGTTCCGAGATCAGCCATCATTTCTCGTGCCAGACCGGTCAGACCGTCCATCCGGAGGCTAACACTCAGGCCATCGGTGCCGATATCGATCCGTTCGATCAACAGTGCGGCGATGCGTGCCTGCTCGGCGGGGAACAGTTCGTCCCATAGCGGATCAAGATGGGTTAGCGCGTCACGGGCGTTGGCCTCGGTGATATCGCCATCCTCCGAGCGGGCTGCTTTCCACGTTCCGGCCACGATTTCGGGCTGGCGGAACACGGCGCGGAGTTGGTCGATGACCGCGGCTTCAATCTCGCCTGCGGAGACACGGCCGACCGGGCATGATCCGGCGCCGTGCTTCAGCACTGATTGACTGACGTAGTACCGGTACAGCCGACCGCCCTTGCGGGTGTGTGTCGGCGAGAAGGCCGCCCCGTCGGGGCCGTAGAGCAGACCTTTCAGCAGCGCAGGAGTGTCGGCGCGTGTGCGCGCGGCGCGCTTGCGGGGGCTTTCGGTCAGGATGGCGTGGACTTTGTCCCAGACTTCCTTGTCGATGATGCCATCGTGCTCACCGGGATAACTGTCGCCCTTGTGTACGGCCTCACCGATGTACGCGCGGTTGTTCAGCAGGCGATACAGGTACTTCTTGTCGATCCGGTTGCCACGGCTGGTCTGGATACCGCGCGCCGCCAGTTCCCGCGCCAATTCCGTGCCCGATCCGATCTCGATGAACCGGGCGAAGATCCAGCGGATGTTGGCGGCATCGGCCTCCTTGATGATCAGCTTCCGGTCCTTCACCTCGTAGCCCAACGGTGGCACGCCACCCATCCACATGCCCTTCATCCGGCTGGCACGGACCTTGTCGCGGATGCGCTCGGCGGTCACTTCACGCTCGAACTGCGCAAAGCTGAGCAGGATGTTCAGCGTCAACCGCCCCATGGAAGTCGTGGTATTGAAGGACTGAGTGACGGATACGAAGGTGACCCCATTCCGGTCAAACACCTCGACCAGTTTGGAAAAATCCATCAGCGACCGCGACAAGCGGTCTATCTTGTAGACAACGACCACGTCGACCAACCCGTCTTCGACATCGGCCAGCAACCGTTTCAGACCGGGGCGTTCCAGTGTACCGCCAGAAATGCCACCGTCGTCATACTGATCGCGGACCAGAACCCAGCCTTCTGACCGCTGGCTGGCGATGTATGCCTCGCAGGCCTCGCGCTGGGCATGGAGGCTGTTGAATTCTTGCTCAAGACCCTCCTCGGAGGATTTCCGGGTGTAGACCGCGCAGCGCAATTTTCTGACGATTGGTTTGCTCATGCGCCCCTCCGGTGGTTTTTCAGGCCAAAGAACACCCAGCCGTTCCAGCGCGTGCCGGTGATGGCTCGGGCAATGGCAGACAGCGATTTGTAAGGCCGTCCCTGCCAGTCGAAACCGTCGGCAGTGACGGTTACGAGATGTTCGACGCCCTGCCATTCACGGATCAGCCGTGTGCCGACGATAGGTGTAAGATCGGCGCGGATGCGGATCTTCTTGCGGTCGCCACCATCCAGCTGTTCGCCGAGAGCTTCCAGCCGCTTCACAGTTTCCGGCTTCAGACCGCCATAAGCCAGTTCCTGGATGCGGTAAGCCAACCTGCTTTCGAGGTAGCGACGATTGAACGGCGGCGGCTCGCTGTCAAACAGCTCACGCCATTGCGTCTTCAGGTCTGGCGTCGACGTGGTCTTGAGCGCGGCCAGGCGGGCGGGAATCGGATCTTGCTTGGTCATGTTTTTCTCCGGTGAGTTGGAGTTGCATGACGCCATTCGTCGGCCGGATAGTGTAGGCAACTTTCTCCAGTATCGTCAGATACTTCCGCCCGATCGTGCATCCGCAGGCGAACTAGCCCAAGAGCGAGCAGGCCACACAAATCGGCGCGGCGCTCAATGGGCGTCATCTGGTCGGGCGGGAGCGGATTGGGTCGTTTCATGCAAGCCTCGGGGCGGTTGTCTCCCTTGGCTTCTACTCGTCGGCCTCGGAATCCGTCCCAACTGTTCGCCCAACGGTTGCGGCCATATGGGCGAGAACATATTATGAACATTCATTTCATGGAAAAAGGGGATTCGCGATGGCCGGCAATTTGAAAAAGTTCGTGAACCCCCGGTTCATCAAGACAATTGATCTGATTCTGATGAAGGCATTGCTGACCCGGCATGAGGGCCAATTTAGCAGTTTCTCCGTCGATCTGCTTGATCAGGAAGACGATGCGGCGCGCGATGCGCTGCATAACCTTCTGACCGGTGCCGAGGACAGTTATCCGGAAGGTCTGCGGGCCGATCTCCACCGGATTGCCGAACTGGGCGACAGGCGGGGCCTCGAAGTCATCCAGACCCAAGCCGACCGTCAGGGCATCGATCTGTTTCCGGACATGAAGACCGGCGATGAAGATGGACCCAACAAGGCACATGATCCGAAACACATCGCGGTCCGCGTGTTTCTTGAACATCCCGATCTGTTTGACGCCGCCGCCGATCACATGGCGATGCTCGCCGCTGATCGGCTGCACGAGTACGCCGGGCGGGAACGGGGTGTCACGGTCGATCTGACGCATGGGAAGGTCGAGGCGTTCCGAAAGGCTGTCGCCGAGCTGTTCCGCGACGCGTTCCTGGGAGATTACTGCCGGGTCGGCGATTACGCCGATGGCGACGAGATCAACCTGGTGGTCAGTCACGGCTCCATGGTCTCGACCATGCCGGTCGTCGAAGGCCTTCAGGAGCGCGTTATCAGTGTTCGGCAGATTGCCCATGCCGTGCTGCGCTATTCCGAGAACACCGGCATGCTCCGGCTCGCCCGGATGAGAAAAGCCCACCAGCCGAAGATCGCCGAACTCTTCGCCGCGATCATCGTGGAGCGACCGGGATTTTTCGATGGTGATGATGCACAAGACCTCTACACGCTGCGACCGGTTGAACTCGCGGGCCCCGATTTCGCATTTGATCATGCTTACGATCCTATGATTGATCGTGTCCTGATCATCGAGGCCGCGGCAGACCTCATGGTGCCTGGTAAGAAGGGGTATCCGCGGGTGTCGCGCACGCTGCGGTCGCGCGACCTTGGCGGCAAAGCGCTTCGGCATTTTGGCGGCACGCCAGTTTCGTTTGGAGGATCATGGCGCCTTGGTGAAATCGTCTTTCGGATCCTGTTCAAGGGCGATGGCAAGCGCCAACCGCAGGTGACCGTCAAACTGCGCCCGCCCGGCGTCGTGCAGTTCCGGCGCACCCAGCATGAGGCGCGTGTGTTGACCTTGATCGAACGGAATGGCCTGACGAATGACCGAGACGATTTTGCAGTTATTGACGCGGCTGAGTGAGGCAGGGAACGACGCCGTTCTTTCCGGGGCAGTCGCTGAATCGCATTACGGATCCGAGTTTGACAGACTTTTGCGCAAGCGCGTCTTGGTCGAAGCAGCACCAATTAGCCATTGGGATGTCTGTGATCGCTGTGAATGCGGAACGATCTCGCGGCCAATTCGACAGAACGGCGATCAATACCAGGCCGATTGCCCGCTCGATCCTCGTGAGGACGTTGTCCTGAGTGCCGAAGACATTCGGTCTTTCCGGATCAACTTCCGCAACCTTGCCATGGAAATTGCAGCTATGACCGGGTTGCGAGGTCAACCCGGCCTGATGGCGGCGGGCCTCTGGGATTTGGGTCAAACGGCGTCTGGAAGATGCGTCTTCCTCATCTTTGATGCGTCATTTCTGAATATGGACGGCCTGGTGCCTATCATTGGCAGGTCCTCTAAGTTGAGCGCCGCAACTCTTATCGCACCTCTCCCTCCGCCCGAGATTGCAGCCCACCTGATCGATGCTGGGATCCATGTTGTCGCGCCAAGTGATGTGGTCGCTAAAACGTCTGGAGAAGATCAGGGTCGGAATAGTGCTTCGATTCTGGATCCACCGCCAGAGACGCCAGAGTTGGTTCTCGATCCACAGTCTGCGACGGTCATATGGCGCGGGACTTCAGTGGTGCTGTCGCATCAACTCTTGCCTGTCTTCAAACGACTGGTCGAGAAAGCGCTGTCTCGTGACCCGGTGGCGTCCGGTCCGTTCATCGAAGGCAGTACCGGGCGAGAAGCCAAAGACCTCGTAAGAGAACTCAGGGAGGCATTTCGCTCCGCAGGCTTCTCAGCTGATGATGTTAAGTCGCTGTTTCAAAACGTACGTGGTCGCGGCTATCGTCTAGGTGTTGCGGCAGGCAGCATTCGAGAATCACCGTAGGGCGGCGAACATTGATCAAGATACTTCATACAGCCGATTTGCATCTGGATTCGCCGCTGAAAAGCTTGGCGCTAAAAGACGAGCGGCTTCGTGATCAGGTTCAGACGGCAACTCGGACTGTATTCAAGCGGTTGGTGCAGTTCGGAATTGACGAGGGCGTCAGCGCGCTACTCATCGCCGGTGATCTTTTCGACGGTAAAGAACGCAGCGCTAAGACCGCGGCCTTCTTGGTCTCTGAATTGGATCGGCTCCGCGAGGCCGGAATCCCCGTGTTCTATATCAAAGGCAACCATGACGCGGAAAACCCAGTGGCAGGTGCATTTGAGCTACCTGCCAATGTGCATGTTTTTGATGGTCGGGGCGGAAAGGTCCAACTGGCGGACGAAGATATCTGGATTCACGGAGTCAGCTTTCGGGACAGGCATGCGCCCGAAAGCCTTTTGCCAAAATACGATCCACCTGTAGCCGGGGCTATCAACATCGGTATGATGCACACGTCGCTTTCCGGGGCCTTCGGCCACGATCCCTATGCCCCTTGCACGATTTCCGAGTTACTCGATCATGGCTTTGACTATTGGGCACTGGGGCATGTGCATAAGCGTGAGATCCATTCCTCCAACCCATGGGTCGTGATGCCAGGCATGCCGCAAGGGCGTGATGTCGGTGAAGCAGGGCCGAAATCAGCGACGCTTCTGAAAATTGAGGGATCCCAGATTAAGATTGAAGAAGTTTCGGTGGCACCTGTTGAATTTCGGCTGAGCCGCTGTGATGTTTCTGATGTTTCGGATGATGACGATCTCCGAAGGTGTATTCGCGCGCACCTTCGTTCCGAAGCAACTGCCACCAACTCTGACGCAGCGATCATCAGACTTAGGATGGTTGGGCAGACCGAAAGGGCCTGGCAGATCCGGCGAGACGCCGATGTGTGGGAGGAAACAATAAGGGATCTTGCTGAAGAAACGGGGTGTCTTTGGGTCGAGCAGGTCGAATTGGAGGTTGCAGTCGGCTCGGAGGAGCAAGGAAGCGCAGATGCTGTGTCCGAACTGAAGGACATAATGAGCGAATTGCGCGGGGAGGAAGGTTTCCGGGCGTCAGTAAAGCAGGAACTGGACCACATCATTTCTCTTTTGCCTCCGGACCGTCGACAAGTTCTCGTTCCTGATGAAGCCGCTTCAGAGAAACTGCTTGAAGAAATAACCAACCAGGCATCGATCTCGATGGTGGCCTTGATGAAAGGGGCCGCGAAATGATGCGACTAAGGCGCCTAGGGCTCGAATTCTTTGGCCACTTCACTGACAAGTGGATGGATTTCGGGGAGCGTCCTGATGGAGCGTCTGATTTCCATCTGATTTATGGGTCCAACGAAGCTGGCAAGACGACCGTCATGGAGGGTTATCTTCGCTTGCTCTACGGTTTTCGCCACATTGAACCGTACGATTTCAAGCATATGCGTCCCAATCTCAAGGTATCGGCCGCGCTCATGTTCGGGGATGAGATGCGGGAATTTTCTCGTCTGCCGGGCCGCAAAAACAATCTGGTTGACCAGTCTGGCACACCACTGCCGGAGACGGCTCTCCAAGGCGCACTTTCGGGCCTGACGATAGACGACTACCGCAAGCTTTTTTGCCTCGACGATGCGACAATCGAGGAAGGGGGTGACGAGATCGCAAACAGCAAGGGCGAAATTGGACGGCTACTCTTTTCCGCCGCTGCTGGTGTAGGCGATTTGTCCGAGGTTCTGGATGCAGTCGATGGGCGCGCTGCTGATCTCTACAAAAAGGGCGGCAGCAAGTCTGCCTTTGCTCAACTGAAACGCAAGTTGGACGATGTCTCCGCGCAAATACGCGAAACCGATATCAGCGTGTCGGTGTACCGACAGCGAAAGCAGGCGTCAGATGATTCCGAAGCTGCCGAAAATGATGTTCGCACACGACGCCGGGACATGCTTAAAGAGCAGGCCCGCCTGCAGGCGATTACCAAAGCCTTGCCAATGTCTGCCCAGATTACGGAACTGGAGCGGGACTTGGCACCACTGCAACATTTCCCAGTCGACCTGGACATTGATCCGGAAGAGCTTGTCGAACTTTCGAAGCGGCGCGTTCTGCTCGAAGCTGAACGTACGCGCCTCAAGGATCTGATCGAAGAAAAAACAAAGGAATGCAACGCGATCGCACCGCAGCCAGAAATGGTGCAGATCTTGAAGAGACTTCAGGACCTCCGCGAACTCAGAGCCAGGTGCGGAACGGCAGCGACCGATCTTTCCCGGCGGCAAAGCCAGCGGGATGACGTTATCGAAGACATGAAGCGCAGCCTTGTAGAGATAGGGCTGACAGGCACAGACGCCCCCGAAAAGTTTGTATTTGACCTGACCCATCTACGGGAACTTGAGAATAAGTTTCAGGCAGTGTCGGAGGCAGACGCAGCGCTCCGTACGGCAGAAGAAGAGCAAAGAAATGCGCTAGAAGTTCTCGGAGTGGCGGAAAAAAATCTCGGAGAACTGCCCGCTGTCGCCGAAGATGGGCAGGATCTTCGGAAAATCCTGGACTTCCACGACGCGCCTCATGTCGCTGCTGAAGCCAACAAGGCCGCTGAGGCGTTGAGGCATGCGCAACGGTCCGCCGGCGCAGCGCTCTCACAGCTAACTATTGATGGGCAGTGTTTTGAATCCGTACCCGAACTGCCGCTAAGTCCCGAAGAGGCATCTACTCTGGCGCGCAGCTTCGAATCCGCCCAGAGTTCGGTGACTGGTGCAGAAGATGACCTTGCCCAGGCTGAAGAGGCCGCTGAACAGCTTGCTGCGCGTATAGACGCTTTACTAGATTCCGGTGCCTTTATCAGCGACGAGGAGTCAATCGCATCGCGTCGCGAGCGCGACAGACTCTGGAGCGAACATCTTGGTGATCTGTCTCAGCCTTCGGCCGCAACGTTTGAGACTGCCATGCGTGTTGACGATGAAAAAAATGCCGCTCGTCTCAACCAGACTAAGGAACTCGCCGAAGTCCGGCAACTAAAGGTCGCGCTCGCAGAGGCCAACAGCAAATCTGAGGCAAAGAAGGTCGGCCTTGAAAGGGCGAGCGGTCGTTTGAGTGATCTGCAATCGAAATTGAAGGGCCATCTATCTGCCGTCGGAATGAAAGCGGGTCTTTCGGCAGGTGGCTTCGCTGATTGGGTGCGGAGGGGAGATTCCGCACGAGCGCAAGCGATTTCAGCTGAGAACGAAAAGATCGCCGCTGCACCGGTTCTTGATGCGGCGGAATTGTTGAGGAACAAACTTGCCGGGGTTCTGAATGCTCCGGAAGCAAGGCTAGACGTGTTGGTTTCCTTGGCCAGCAAGGCCGCAGCCGATCGTGAAAAGATGCAGATCGAGCTGCGGGCAGCGCAAAAAACCGTAGATGATGCCAAGACGGAACATCAAAAAAGGACCGGCAAGGCGGCGGAGGTCGCAAAAACGCGAGATGCGGTGAAAATCGCATGGTCCAAGGCCCAAGAAAGCGCGTTCGGTGATGCAGGAAGGGTCATTCCGCTTCCGCAGGCATTCGAAATCTTTCGGGAAATGCGCGAACAGAATGAGAAGCTGCTTGGTTTGCAACGGCAGATAGCGGGCATGGAAAACGACCAGAAGGCGCTGGACGAAGCATTGGTGCCGCTGATTGCGGGTGACCCTCTGCTGAATAACATCTCGGCGACCGATGCCTTTGATGCGTTGGTGTCGAAAGCTGAAGGCGCAGCCAAATCCGACGCCATACGGGCGGGCCTGCGTGACGAGATCGACGATGCGGAAAGCAAGCTTCAAGTTGCCCAAAGTGCTCTCGACGACGTCGATGCAGAGGTGCGAAACTCGGCGGCAATATTCCATGCCACCATTCCGACCAGTACCGTGGAAGAGCTTCGTGAGGCCGTTCTGCGGGGAAGGCACGCCATCGAAGCGCGAGAAGAGATCGTCAGCTTGTCGAGCGAATTATGTTCGCTCGTCGGCGCTCAGACGAGGCTCGAAGCTGAAGCCACGCTTCAAGGGCAATCCTTATCGGAGGTTCAGGCCTCAGCAAGTGAGGTCGAGCGGGATCTCGCAGGGCTCGAGGCCGATTTGACGACGGCTATTGAAAATAGAACCCGCGCGAAGTCCGATCTTGATGCGATCACCGGTGATGCAGATGTGGCGACTCTTGTCGCCCGTCGACAGACAATCGAACTTGAGATGGAAAACTTGATCCGCAAGTTTCTTGATTTGCGGGTGGGGCACATGCTGGCGGATGAGGCAATTCGTAGATACCGCGATGCACATCGAAGTGGAATGATGAAATCGGCTGAAGCTGCGTTCACCGAACTTACAAATGGGGCATATCGTGGCCTTACCACCCAGATCGACGGAGCAAACGAAATTCTCGTCGCGATCCAATCCTCCGACGGCGCAGCCAAGCAGGCGCATGCGATGTCGAAGGGGACGCGATTTCAACTCTACCTGGCTCTTCGGGCTGCAGCCTACGAGCAGATGGCGGCGAACGGGACCGTTCTACCGTTCTTTTGCGACGACGTATTCGAAACGTTCGATGAGGATCGTACGCGCGCCGCTTGTGGGCTGATGCGTCGGATAGGCTTGACCGGGCAAGCTGTATACCTAACACATCACCGACATGTTGTTGATATTGCGAAAGAAGTGTGTGGAGATGAAGTAAGGATTCACGAAATCTAGGCAACCGAGCTCTTCGTGACTGACGTTATTGAATAGGTTTGTTACCCACTAAAGCCCCACCAACTCCCCACCCCAATCCCACCTAACGGCGGTCTGCATCCGGCAGTTTCGGTTCATCAGAAACGATGACCGAGGCGCACAGCGATGCAGATCAAACTCTCCCCCGACGACATTGAAACCATCATCTCCGAGGCCGCCGCCGCGGCCCGGCGGCTGCGGCGGCGGCTGGGCTTGCCCGCCTGCGATCGTGAGGATCTGGGTCAGTATCTCCTGATCGACCTTCTGCGCCGCTTGCCAGCTTTTGATCCGGCACGCGGCAGCCTCGGCGCATTCGCAGGTCTGGTCCTGCGCAATCAGTCCTCACGGATCGCGATCCGGATGATGCGGGAACGCAGGGCGCAGGGTGGCGGGCTGCTGTCGCTCGATGCGCCCTCCGGCGGGGACGACCAGCGTCCGCTCGCCGAGACAATCGGTGAGGACGAGGGTCTGTCGGCATGGCACGGCCAGGCGACCACCGCGCGTGCATTCACTGAGCAGCATCAGGCCGTGCAAACCGCGATTTCACGGTTGCCGCTCGAGGATCGTCGCCTCTGCGCAGCACTGGCACATCGTCCGGTTTCGGCGCTGGTCTCCGAAGGTTTTGGCAGCCGGTCCACGCTTTACCGCCGCCTTGCCGATCTCCGCCACGTCCTCACAGCCCATGGCCTCGGTCCCGTCTGGGACGATGTGGCAGCGGTCTGAGTAGAGGCGAAAGGAGGAGATCATGTTCATGGGAACCACACCCTTTATTACGGTTCGCGCCAGCCGACCGCTGTCCGAGATCGAGTTCTGCGCCTGGGTGGCGCAGGCCGTTCCCAGCGAACGGCTGGAATACCATCGCGGCTTTCTGGTGCTCGACATCTTCCCTGTGTTTTCAGGGCTGTCGGATGCGGCGCGGGCCGAATTGAGCAGGCTTGGATCGCGGGCCTTCTGGGCCGCCGAGCAGGGCCTCGTGCATCTCGTGCAGGAGCGCGTGGGCCCGGATCAGTTCGCCTACATCGCCGTCGCCCGGCCCAAGCCCAAAGCCGCTGCCGTCTCGCTGTCCGAGCTGCTGCTCGCCGAACAGGAGGCCGCGTGATGCCCGCATTCCAATCCTTTTTCACCGATCACGGAGACCCTTTCATGCCATTCCCCGAGAACACCCCAACGCCGGACGATCTGCCGTCCCTCAGCGCCGCGGAAATCGCAGCCCTGCCGGTCGAGTTGCTGGCGATCCTCCAGCGCGAGATCGAGGAGCGTCTGAAGCGCGACAAGGCCGCCAAGACCCGCTTCGATGCCGGACTGGCTGTCCGCTACGCCATTCGTGCTGCCGAAGAACGGCAGGTGTCGGCGAAGGACACCGGCACGGTCCGCTTTGATGATGGCGATTTCACCGTGGTCGCTGATCTGCCGAAGCGGGTGGATTGGGATCAGGACCTGCTGACCGCCATGGTGGCGCGGATCGAGGACTCTGGAGATGACCCCACAGAGTATGTCGATCTCGCTTACAAAGTGCCGGAGCGCAAATATGCCGCCTGGCCCGAGGCCATCCGGCAGGGTTTCGAGCCCGCACGCACCGTTCGGCCCGGCACGCTGAAGGTCGAGATCCTCGCGCAGGGGGCCGACCAGTGAGCCTCCCCATCATCAGCGCCGACCAGCGGCTTGCCGAGCCGCGCGGCATCAAGGGCTGCATTTTCGGGAAATCCGGAATCGGGAAAACTTCTCTCCTGTGGACGCTCGACCCTGAGCGCACCCTGTTCATGGATCTCGAAGCGGGCGATCTCGCCATCGAGGGCTGGTCCGGTGACAGCATCCGGCCGCGAACCTGGACGGAATGCCGGGACTTCGCTGTGTTCATCGGAGGGCCCAACCCGGCGCTGCGTGACGAGCAGCCCTATAGCCCCGCACACTACAAGACGGTCTGCGACCGCTTCGGCGATCCGGCCGCACTCGACCGCTACGACACGATCTTCGTGGACTCGATAACCGTCGCCGGGCGGCTGTGCTTCGGCTGGTGCAAGGGCCAGCCCGAGGCGCTGTCGGAGAAGACCGGCAAGCCGGATGTGCGCGGGGCCTACGGGCTGCACGGCCGCGAGATGATCGGCTGGCTGACCCATCTGCAGCACACGCGGGCCAAGAACGTCTGGTTCGTCGGGATCCTCGACGAGAAGCTCGACGACTTCAACCGCAAGGTGTTCCAGCCGCAGATCGATGGCTCGAAGACCGGGCTGGAGCTGCCGGGGATCGTCGATGAGGTGATTACCATGGCGGAACTGAAGGCCGATGGCGGCGATCCGTATCGCGCCTTTGTCTGCCAGACGATCAACCCCTGGGGCTTTCCGGCCAAGGACCGCTCCGGCCGCCTGGCACAAGTCGAAGAACCCCATCTCGGCCGCCTGATGGCCAAGATCCGGACGCCCGCAGTCCCGGCGACGGATCGCCTGACCTACGCCCCGCCACCTGCCGATCCGGCCGGTGACGACCAATCCCAACCGCAATCCTGATCAGATAAAGGAGGTTCCCCATGGGTTCCTGGAACGATTTCAACGACGCGCAAAGCAACACCAACCTCATTCCAAAGGGCACGCTGGCGAAGGTGCGCCTGACCATCCGCCCCGGCGGTTTCGACGATGCCTCGCAGGGCTGGACCGGCGGCTATGCCACGCGCGGCTCCACTGGGGCTGTCTATCTCAATGGCGAGTTCACCGTGACCGAGGGTCCGTATGCCAGGCGCAAGATCTTCACCCTGATCGGGCTCTACAGCCCCAAGGGGCCGGACTGGACCAACATGGGCCGCAGCCTGGTGCGCGGCATGCTGAATTCGGCGCACAGGATTTCCGACAAGGACATGTCGGCGGAGGCGCAGGCCGCGCGGCGGATCAGCGGCTTTGCCGATCTCGACGGGATCGAGTTCATCGCCCGCATCGACATCGGCACTGATGCCAGCGGCGACGACAAGAACGAGATCCGCAGCGCGGTCACGCCCGACCATCGCGATTATGCGCAGGTCATGGGAACGGCGCCCCTGCAATTCAGCGGTAACGCCGGACCGGGGGCCACTCCGCAGCAGAGTGGCGCGGCAGCGCCTTCGACCAATCCGCCAGCAGCCAACCCGGGTGCTCCCGGGCGGCCGAGCTGGGCGCAGTAAGGGGGGATCGGACATGCGCCTGCGCCCCCGCCAGAAAACCTTTGTCGAGCGCAGTGTTGCTGCGCTCGCGTCCCGCGGCAACACTCTGGGCGTGGCACCCACCGGCGCGGGTAAAACCATCATGCTCTCGGCGGTCACCGGCGAGATGATCGGCGACGGTGCCAAGGCCTGTGTCCTGGCCCATCGCGACGAACTCACGGCGCAGAACCGCACCAAGTTCCAGCGGGTCGTGCCGAAGGCATCCACCTCAGTGATCGACGCCACCGAAAAATCCTGGGGCGGCGACGTCACCTTCGCCATGGTGCCGACGCTGGCGCGGGCGTCGAACCTGGCCGACATGCCGCGTCTCGATCTGCTGGTGATTGATGAGGCGCATCACGCGGTGGCGGACAGCTACCGCCGCATCATCAACCGGGTGCGCGACGCCAATCCTGACGCGAGGGTGTTCGGGGTGACGGCGACACCGACCCGGGGTGATCGAAAAGGTCTGCGTGAGGTCTTCGACAATGTCGCCGACCAGGTGCGTTTGGGCGAGTTGATCGCGTCTGGCCACCTCGTGCCGCCACGGACCTTCGTGATCGATGTGGGCGTGCAGGAGGAATTGAAGTCGGTCCGCAAGACCAGTGCCGATTTCGATATGACCGAGGTGGCGGACATCATGGACCGCGCGCCTGTCACCGACGAGGTAATCCGCCACTGGGTAGAAAAGGCTGGGGATCGTCAGACCGTCGTCTTCTGTTCAACCGTCGCACACGCCGAGCATGTGGCCGAGGCATTCCACGCCGCGGGGATCACGGCCGCGCTGATCCATGGTGATCTGGCTTCCGAGACCCGCAAGGCCATCCTGGCTGATTACGCGTCAGGCATTATCCGCGTGGTCGTCAATGTCGCTGTGCTCACTGAAGGTTGGGATCATCCGCCGACGGCCTGCGTCGTGCTGCTGCGGCCCAGTTCCTACAAGTCTACCATGATCCAGATGGTCGGGCGCGGGCTGCGCACGGTCGATCCGGAGGAGCACCCCGGCATCGTCAAGACCGACTGCGTGGTGCTGGATTTCGGGACGTCGAGCCTGATCCACGGCACGCTGGAACAGGATGTCGATCTCGACGGCAAGACCGAGGCTGGTGACGCCCCGACGAAATCCTGCCCCGGCTGCGGCGCCGATATTCCGCTGGCCGCCACCGAATGCCCGCTCTGCGGTGAGGTTTTCCCGCGGGAGGACGAAGAGGCCGGTGAAGGCGGCGGTGCCGCGCCGCTCTCGGGCTTCATGATGACCGAGATCGACCTGCTGAAGCGGTCCAGCTTCGCCTGGGTCGACCTCTACGGCACGGACGACGCGCTGATGGCCACGGGCTTCGCGGCCTGGGGCGGCATTTTCTGGCTGGACGGGGTCTGGTACGCCATCGGCGGGGCGAAGGGCGAACGCCCGCATCTGCTGGGTGTGGGCGAGCGCACCGTCTGCCTCGCGCAGGCCGACGACTGGCTGAACACCCACGAGACCGACGAGAGCGCCTTCAAGACCCGCTCCTGGCTGCGCCAGCCGCCGACCGAAAAGCAGCTGCAGTACCTGCCGCCCGAGTGCCGCCATGACTTCGGCCTGACGCGCTATCGCGCCTCGGCGCTGATGACCTTCGGCTTCAACAAGCGCGCTATCCAAGGGGTCGTAAATGCGGTGGCCGATCCCGAACGGAGGGCGGCATGACCCATGACCTCACCAACCCCCATCACGGCCGAGGAACGGCGGCGTCTCTGGCATCCGCGTGGAACGCTCTGTGCTGTCTGCCGGCAACCCACGCGTGGTTTTGGCTGGCGCGATCCGGTCCGGTCGACGCGGCCCCGGCCATCGGTCTGGTTCTGCTCGATGCCCTGCCACGGCTTGTGGACGCGTTTGGCGCGGGAGCGTTTTGCCATGGTTGACCTGACAGAAGAAGAACGCGCCGCCATCACCGCCACCATGAAACGCATCGCACTGCTGATGGGCGAGATCGGCTGGCATACCGCCTTCGCCGATCTGACCGAGGCGCAGGTGCGCGCCCTGATCGAGGAGGCTGTCGAGGGCTTCCGCGAGGCCATGGCCGACATCACCCGGGCCCAGACACCGGAGGTGCCGTTCTGATGCTGGATTTCAACCCACGTCCCTCCATGGCCGAGCGGATCAACGAACTGATCGACGCCGCTCTCATTGCCGAGCGCGAGGCCACGCCGCCCAGGACCTATCTCGGCGCATCCCGCTTGGGTCATGCTTGCGAACGCGCGCTGCAGTTTGAGTTTGCCGGTGCGCCCAAGGATGAAGGTGCCGATTTCAGCGGCCAGACGCTTCGGATCTTCGCCATCGGCCACCAGCTCGAGGATCTCGCGATCCGCTGGTTGCGCGCGGCCGGGATCGATCTGGTCACCCAGAAACGCGATGGCGGCCAGTTTGGCTTCTCCGTCGCGGGCGGTCGCATCCGGGGCCATGTCGACGGTATTATTGCTGACGCACCGGCGGCGCTTGGTCTGCGCACCCCCGCGCTCTGGGAGTGCAAGACCATGAACGCGAAGAACTGGCGGGCCTGCTTCAAGGACGGGGTGACTGTCTCGAAGCCCGTCTATGCCGCGCAGATCGCGATCTATCAGGCCTACATGGAGCCTTCGGTGCCGGGGATTTCGGCCGCACCGGCGCTCTTCACGGCGATCAACAAGGACACCGCCGAACTGCATCACGAGCTGGTGCCCTTCGATGCCGATCTCGCGCAGCGCATGTCCGACCGCGCCGTGAGGATCCTTCAGGCCACTGATGCGGGTGAGCTGTTGCCGCGCATCGCGGCCAATCCCGATTTCTTCGAGTGCCGGTTCTGCGCCCATGCCGAGCGGTGTTGGAGCTTGCCCGGATGACTGACGAGCCCACCGATCCATCAGATCCCGACCAGGACACACCCATGCGCGACGACACAACGCCAGATACGCCCAAGGAAAACATCGTCCATTTCAATCCGTGGCGCGATTTCAACGACGCGGCCCCGCAGATCGACGTCTTCGGCGACGAGCCTGATCCGGAGCAGATCGCCCAGTTCATGCAGGTCGTCTTCGGCTACTGCGATGGGCTGATCCCGGTCCGCAGCTTCATCGACAAGGGTCAGGGCATCGATGGCCGCCCGCATAACATCTGGTTGGAAGCGGATCAGGCCGCGCCCGAAAAGATGGCAACCTTCGCGACATGGGCCTCGCGAGAGGGCGCAGCGGTTTACGTCATCCCTGGCACCGTGGCCGCGCCCGGGCAGGCCAAGGCCGCCGAAATCCTGCAGATGCAGACCGTGGTTGTCGATCTCGACACCGATGACATCGCCGCCAAGCGCTTGCACCTGGAGCGCCATCTCGGAGCGCCGACCATGGTGGTGGCGAGCGGCGGCGTGACGCCCGAGGGGCAGCGTAAGTGCCATGTCTGGTGGGCGCTGACCGAGCCCGCCGAGGGAGATGACATTCGACGCGTCTGCCGACTGCGCGGTGACATTGCCGCCAAGGTCGGTGGGGACATGCACTTCCGCTCCGCCCACCAGCCGATCCGGGTAGCGGGTTCGGTCTATTACAAGAACAGCCTGAAGACGCAGGTGCGGATCGTCGAGTTGAACGGCGACCGCGAGCGTGATCTGGCCGAGTTCATTGAGGCGGTGACCGACATGCCGCCTGCGCCGGGCGTGTCCCTGCAGCCCGAGTTCACGCATCATGAGAAACCCGCCATGGACGATGTGCTGGTGACCCCGGTGCGCGAGGGCGCGCAAGACGACTGGTCCCGCTTCGAAGGGGCATCAGCCGCGATCGGGCATTTCATCCGTATGGTTCACGAGGGCCGGATGACAAAGGACGAGGGCTGGGAAGGCATCTGCGGCTACAACGCCGCCATGCTGCGGCCGCAGTGGCCGGTGGAACGGCTCAAGCGCGAGTCCGAGCGGCTCTGGAACCGGCATGTCGAGAAATACGGACCGCCCCTGATCCGGCTGACCAATGGTGCACCGGGGCCGGAGGACATGCCTGCCTTCACGCTGGGTGCGCTGCTGGACGACCATAGCCCGATGCCCGAGGACATCATTGCGCCGCGCGTGCTGACGCCGGGCGGACTGCTGGTGCTGGGCGGCGCGCCGAAGGTCGGCAAGAGCGACCTGCTGATCTCCTGGCTAGTCCACATGGCCGCTGGTGTGCCGTTCCTCGGCTTCATCCCGCCACGGCCGCTGCGCGTGTTCTATCTGCAGGCGGAGATCCAGTATCATTATCTGCGGGAACGGCTGAAGCAGATCGCCCTGCCGCCAGAGGTGTTGGCCGCCGCGCGCGATACCTTCGTCGCCACGCCCAAGCTGAAGATGCTGCTCGACAATGAGGGCAGCGTGCGGGTCGCGCGCGCCGTACAAACCGCGTTCCCGGAGGCTCCGCCGGACGTCCTCTGCGTCGACCCGATCCGTAACCTCTTCGACGGCGGGCCCGATGGCGGCGGTGAGAATGACAACACCGCCATGATGTTCTTCCGTATGCGGCGGTTCCATCCCATTGATTTGATGTGTTCCTGACGCGTGACGCGCCTGCGAGAAGGTCTGCGTTAGCAGATGGAGGTTTTGCATGGCGGATGGTGGCGAGGGTTTCGTGGGGCGGT